CGACGACCCATCCCGCCCAAGGGGGCGGTCCAACAGGAGGGCCAAGGTGCCTGACATCGACCAGGACGATCGCGTCCTGACCGACGAGCAGATCGAGCGCCTCAGCGCTCGCTACGGCTGGCCGCTGCCGCCCATGTGCGGCGGGGCGCCCGACGACGACGAGGCCGACAACGGCTCCGGTGACGACGGCGACGCGGACGACGGCGAGAGCCAGACCGCCGACGACGCTTCGACCGGCACGGACGATGACGAGTCGACCGACGACGGCGACGACGACTTCGACCGGGACCGGGCGCTGCGCACGATCAAGAAGCAGCGCGAGGCCGAGTCCGCGCTCAAGAAGGAGCTGAGAGCGCTCCGCGACCAGGTCAGACAGTTCAAGGACGCGAACAAGTCGGAGGAGGAGAGACGCAACGAGCGCCTTTCCACCGCCGAGAGAACCGCCGCGTCCGCGACCGCGGAGGCCGCGCGTCTGCGCGTCGCGCTCCGCAAGGGGCTGACCGAGACCCAGGCCAAGCGCCTCGTCGGCGAGACCGAAGAGGAGCTGGAGGCCGATGCCGACGACCTGCTCGAGTCCTTCGGGGCGAAGAGAGGCGACGGCGCCAAGGACGACGGCAAGTCCCGTCGCCAGGAGAAGCGCCTGAAGCCGGGTGCTGCTCCCGACGCTGAGCCGGACGAGGAGACCGATCCGGCGAAGCTCGCCGCGAACCTGCCGTCGTACGCGTAAGCGTCGCGGACCGCGCGGCCGTTCATCACAACAAGAGAAGGAGTGAACAGTGTCTAACGTGTTCACCAAGGCCCCGCGGTTCGTGAATACGACGCTGGGCCTGCTGGAGCGCGACACCGTCATGGCTCGCCAGGTGTGGCGCAACGCCGCGGGCGACTTCCGTGGCGCGGCCGGCGACACGATCAACATCAAACTGCCGGCGTTCGGCGTCGCGCGCAGACGCGCGATTCGCGGCACGGACAGACGCGACGCGTCCTACCTCGCGCAGCGGACCGTGCCGGTCAGACTGACCGACAACATCTACATGCGCACGCCGCTGACCGACGCGGAGCTGACGCTCGACGTCGAGTCGTTCGAGCGGGAGATCATCGCCCCGCAGGCCGGCGCGGTCGTCCGTGCGATCGAGGACGACACGACCGCCGAGGTCGAGGGCGCCACCTACTACCACAGAGTGGAGTACGACCCGACCGACCCGGTCGACTCGATCTTCGAGGCGGCCGAGCTGCTGACGAAGTCGCGGGTGCCGAGCAGCCAGCGGCTGCTCGCGGTCGGATCGACCGCGAAGCGGCGCCTGCTGACCTCCGACCAGCTCATCAAGGTCGACCAGGCGGGCGACAACTCGGCGCTGCGTCGGGCCGAGATCGGCGAGATCGCCGGCATCGGCTCGATCTTCGAGGTGCCGTCGCTCGACCCCGAGGCGATGTACCTGTACCACCGGTCGGCGTTCGTGCTGTGCCTGCGGGCGCCGATCGTGCCGCCGGACGTGAAGGGCGCGGTGGGTGACTACAACGGGTTCGCGATCCGCATCGCCGGTATCACGGACTCGACCGAGGTCATCCACAACGCGCACGCCGACGTCTACATCGGCACGAACCACGTCGAGGACGCCGGCTCGTTCGACCTCCAGGGCAAGTTCACGCCGTCGGAGGTGCCGGACCCGGACGGGAGAGACCTCCTGTTCGTCCGCGCGGTCCAGCTGACGCCCGAGACGGGCTCCTGATCACTGGCCGGCGGGGCGTCTTCGGGCGTCCCGCCGGCTGCAGCAGAGGAGGTGGCCGTGGCGACCAGACTGGCGACGATCGGCGACTACGAGGCCCGGTACGGCACCGTGGCCGACAGCGACAGACTGAAGGTCGAGACCCTTCTCGACGACGCCTCGGCGCTGGTGCTCGACGCGGTGAGCGGTTCGACCGCCGACTGGGTTGTCGGAGACGCGAGACCGCCGCGGCTGGTCGTGATGGTCTGCGTCGCGGCCGCGCACCGTGCGCTCAGAGGCGACGACGGCGTCGTTCGCGAGCAGCTCGGCGAGTTCGCCGTCACCTACCGGGCCGACGACGACTGGACCATCTGGCTCACCCCACCGGAGATGCGATCGATCCGCAAGGCTGCGGGCCTGTCGTCGGTGGGCACGATCACGCTGGTCTCGCCGTACTCGGGACCGACCTGCTGCAACGACCTCCTCGACGACAGCGAGGGCTCGTGACCGCGACGTCCGCGCGCCCCGCGCGGGTCGTCATCGACGGCGTCGAGTACGCCCCGGCCGCGGGCCGGATCGGCGTCGGGATCACGACCCACAACCGCCCCGACGTGTTCGCTGAGACGCACCGCCGGATCGTGGAACTGTCGCCGGGCGCGAAGGTCGTGGTGGTCGACGATGCGTCGAGAGAGCCGGTCGCCGGCGCGACCTTCCGGTTCGAGCAGCAGGCGGGGATCGCGCGGGCGAAGAACAAGTGCCTGGAGCTGCTCGCGGACTGCGATCACATCTTCCTCTTCGACGACGACTGCTATCCGCTCGTGGAGGGCTGGTGGCGGCCCTACGTGGAGTCGCCCGAGCCGCATCTGATGCGGATCTTCAAGGACTTCGCGTCCGGCCAGAAGCTGAACGACATCGACGAGCTGTACCGCGACTCCCGGCACGTCGCCTACACGGGGCCCCGGGGAATGATGCTGTACGTCGAACGGCGCGTGCTCGACGTCGTCGGCGGGATGGATCCGGGGTTCGGGCTGTGGGGGTGGGAGCACGGCGACTGGTCGAACCGGATCCACGCGGCGGGGTTGACGACGTGGCGGTTCGCTGACGTGGTCGGCTCCGATCGGCTGGTCTACTCGCTCGACGAGCATCAGGAGGTCAGACGGTCGGTGCCGAGACAGGTGCGGGATGCGCACGCGCCGCCGAACGTCGAGCGCTACCACCAGCAGCGTCACGAGCCGCTGTACCGGGAGTGGCGTGAGCAGCAGGACGTGGCGCTGACGTGCTTGTTCACCGGCCAGCCGGATCCGCAGCGCGGCCGCAAGATGCAGGCCGACGCTGGGCAGCTGTCGACGCTGCTCGACTCGCTGAGGGACCACCGGACGGTCGTCCTGCACGACGGCCTCGACGCCGCGTCGACCGACGCCGTCACCTACGAGCGCGTTGAGACGGCGCTGAACCCCTACTTCCAACGGTGGCTGTCGTACTGGCAGTGGCTGCGCGCGCATCCCGACGTCCGCTTCGTCTGGTGCGTGGACGGGACCGACGTCGAGCTGCTCCACGACCCGTTCCCGCACATGGAGCCCGGCCGGCTCTATCTCGGCTCCGAGATGACGACCGTCGCCCACCCGTGGCTGCACGAGCACCACCCGGCGATCCGACCGTTCATCGCCGAGAACGGCCAACGGCAGCTGCTCAACGCCGGCCTGGTCGGCGGCGACCGCCGGACGGTCATGGGCTTCTTGCACGACGTGATCCGGGCGTTCTTCGACAACGGCATCGACCGGCACAACGGCGACGTGCAGGACGACATCGGCAGCACCGACATGGGCGCCTTCAACCAGGTCGCCTGGACTCGCTGGGCCGATCGGCTCGTCTACGGCCCGCAGGTCAACACGGTCTTCAAGGCCAACGAGCGCAACGACTGGAGCTGGTGGAGGCACAAGTGAACGACCAGATCGCAGGCTTGCGACACCTTGTCGTGCGGGCCCTCGTGCGGCTGGCTGCGGCTATCGACGCCGAGCCGGACCTCTTCCTCGTCGCGAACACCGAGCGACTCCCGAACCGCCCAGGGACGCCTCGCGCCGGAGTCGTCGAGCCGTTCTTGATTGCTGATCCTGGCGGCTTGCCGTTGGCGATCCCGGCGGATCATGCGGACGCCTGGCGCGGCAGACTCGTCCCAGCGCCGCGCGGCATGAAGGTCACCAAGGTCTTTGGCGACGAAGGGTCGCCGCTCCGCGGCTTCGGCAGACGTGGCAGCACAACGTCGCTCGGACAGCGTGGCTACTGCACCGCATGCGAGATGGTCGTGCCGGATGGACCCGATGCGTGCCTGGGGCTGCTTCCCGGCGTCGCGCAGGCATGCTGCGGGCACGGCGATCCCGAACGAGCGTATGTCGTCATCGGTGGCGAGCCAGGGCAGGACGTGCGCACGATCGAGAGCCCGGTCCGCCTCGCCGGCGCAGACGCGCTCGACTACTTCGAGCAGCAGGGACGGACGTGCCCGAAGTCCTGATCCCGTGGCGAGGAGGCTGCCCGTGGCGCGAGCGCGCCTTGGAGTTCGTCCGGTCCAAGTACCGGTGGCCCGTCACGATCGCCCCGGCGCCCGCTGGGCCATGGTGCAAGGCCGCG